CGTCCGTGGCCAGAGCCCGGCGCCGCTGCTCCGGCGATCCCAGCACCTTGCTGACACGAAGATGGCGAAGGTGGTCCCACTTGGCGTGCTCTCGTGTCCAGGTGTCCTCGGCCACTCGCTTCGGCGCGATGACCAGGACGCGATCCACCTCGAACATCTCGTTGATCAGGATGTCGATGGCGGTCATGGTGATGACGGTCTTGCCCAGGCCCATCTCCAGCAGCATCCCAGCCTTCGGGTGCTCCAGGATGAAGTTGGTGGCCCTGGTTTGGTAGTCGTGGGGGGTGTACTTCATGCCGTGCACCTCATTCCCTGGCGGCTCTGGCTTCTGCTTCTTCCGTCTCGATCCGGGCCAGCCCCTCGGCGTACTCCTCCAGCCCGTACTCCAGCTGCTCCCGGTCGAGCCCTCTGGCTATACACCAGTCAATAGCCTCTTGCTTGCCGGTGATCAGCGCCACGTTGCAGCCCAGCTTCCGCAGCTGCTCCATCTGCCACTTCTGGATGGCCGTGGGCTTCTCGCCCTCGCGCTTCAGCTCTACAAACCATACCCGGCCACCCGGTAGGATGGCGATCCGGTCGGGCACGCCGTCGTTCCCGGGGCTTGTGAACTTCATAAACTTGCCGCCCATTTTCTCGACCTGCCTCCGCAGGCCGCTTTCAATATCTCGTTCTCGTTTTTCCATGAGGGTCCTCCTATATGGAACGAGGCCCCGAATTTTTCCTATAATGCGCGTATGTGTCCTCGCGGGGGCCTGTTTTCGTGTGTGTAAGGGTTATTTTTAATAATCTATATAAAAAAGCTCGTTACCTCGTTACCCTTTGCCCGTTTTCCCTTGCGGTTGCTGGGTTTTAGGCGGTAACGATTGAGGGAACAGACGGCGGAACAATGCCCGCCCGTTACCCTTTGCCCGTTGCCGGTGGTGGTAACGAGGAACAACGGCCGCCAGGGGCCTCCGTTACTCGTTACCGCTCCGGACGAACACGCGCTGCTTGCCGTATGCTTTGCTTCGCATGGTGGCGTTTGCGGGTCTTTCCCAGCCCGGGATCCTCGCCATGATGGCCACGATCTCGTCGCCGTCCTTGCGGGTCCAGTGGTGCTTGGCCCTTCCGAAGCACTCGCAGAAGATCTCCATCACGCTGACCTTGGTCCTCTGCACGGTGCCCGTCTGCTTTGTGGCGTCCAGGACGTCACGCTGCTGGAAGTAGTCCACGCGCTGCATCAGATCCCAGTCCTCCCAGTCTGCCGGCAGCAGGGTCTCCAGGTAGTCGATGACGTCGCCCTCGCGCTCGTCGTACATGAGCGCCGCCTGCTGGGCCTTGGTCGCTTCCAGCTCCATCGCGGCGTCCAGGTAGGACGTCTCGCCCTCGGCCACGTAGACCATGGCCTCGGCCCAGATCTGGGCGCGGGTTTCCTCGGTCATATCCCAGACGCTGAGGCGGCCGCCGCCGTTGACGGGCACGGGCCAGAAGCGCCGGTTGCCGGTGGTGTCTCTCAGGAAGCCGGTGGTGCTGTTGGTGGTGCCGCAGATGATGGCCGTCCTCGGGTGGCGCTCCACGACGCGGCCGTAGGCTGCGCGGTACTCGTCCACCTGGCGGCTGATGAAGCCCTTCATCACATCGACGTCGGCCTTGCGGGTGCCCTGCATCTCGCCGATCTCCATGATCCAGACGCCCTGGAGCTTCTCGGCTGCGGTCTTGTCCCTGGTGTCGGCCATGCTGAGGGAGTCACTAAACCATTTCCCGCCCAGCTTCCGGAGCAGGGTGCTCTTGCCGATGCCGGGCTTGCCATCCAGGACGAGGACGGTGTCGAACTTGCAGCCAGGCTGCAGCACGCGCTGGACGGCTCCGATCAGAGTCTTGCGGGTGACGGCCCGGGTGTAGGCTGAGTCCTTGGCGCCCAGGTAATCGACCAGCAGCGTGTCCACTCTCGGCACGTTGTCCCACTCGGGGAGCTGCTGGAGGTATTCCCGCAGAGGGTTGAAGCGTCGCTTGTCTGCGACCGTGGAGAGCGCCTTGCTGAAGCGGCTCTCCGGGAACTGGACGCCGTAGGTGTCCGCCACCCAGGTGTAGAGATGAGCGTCGTCCACGTCTCTCCAGTATTTGTTGGGGCGCGGCCAGGGCAGCCTGCCCTTGACCTCGATGGCGCCGCTCAGCTCGTTGTGCCGGATCCCCTGAAGGGCGGGCTCGTTCTCCAGGATCAGCACGGCGTTGGTGATCAGCGGCTTGACGTCGCCGTTCTCGCCTCGGACCAGTTTGACCTTCCAGCTGTCGTCGACGTCGTCTGGAAGCGGCACGCCCTCGAAGTCCAGCACCTGCTGGCTCTTTCGGTCGTTCGCGAGCGTCAGGCTGACGCCCGGGTCTTCGTTCGCGAACGCGACCAGGGCCTTGTAGCTCGGGAGGTCCTTGCCGCTCTTGCCCTCGCTGCCATCGTCCAGGTGGCCGAACTTGTGGAGGCGGACCAGGTCGAAGGCGTTGCAGAGCTGGCCGCCGGCGGGGTCGGTGCTATGGTTGGAGTAGGCGAAGACGTCGCCGTCGTAGACCACGAGGCCGGCAGCGGTTGAGCCGGCTGCGTAGGTGTAGCGGTCCTCTTTGGCCGTCTGGGTGTAGACGTCCGGCAGGAACTTGGCGATGGCCTCGGTGATGCTGTAGGTGCGGCAGAAGGCGCCCACGACGCCCTTCTTGGCCAGCGGGTCGCCTTGTTTGTCCGCCTGGCGCTTCCGGATCCCGGCCATGCGCGAGGACTCCGGCCAGTAGCTGGTGTCGGTCCAGTCCGGGTACTCGGCCAGGATGGAGTCGGCCGCCAGGAAGGGGGCGTCGTAATATTGGAAAAAGGGCTCGACGTCCACGCTATGGCTCGGCCAATACATCAGACGGGTCGGCTGGAAGGTGGAGTCGTCGAAGTAGTCGATGCCGATCTTCTCGGCGATCTTGCGGGCGATGGCCTCGTACTCGTCCGGCGTGACCTCTCTGTCGAGAGGCATGATCAGACGGTAGCGGGGCTTCGCCTTGGTGTGCTTATGTGTGGAGTAGACCGCCAGGGCGTTGTCGATCTCCAGGTTGTCGATGATGTTGTCCCAGAACTCGGCCGGAGGGAAGTCCAGGTCGAGGGTGAGCAGCTGGCGGGCCGTGACGTAGCCGGTCTTGCGGCGGCCATCCATCAGATGACCGCCGACGAAGCCGCCGATGTCCTTGATCTTGTCCTGCTGCTCCTTGCTCATCTTCATGTACTCGGCGTGGGTCTCCGTGGTCTCCATGGAGCGGGAGAGCTTATTCAGGAGCGCCGCCCAGCTCATGGTCTTATTTTTCCAGGAGGTCTCGAAGCGGCTGCGGCCGGTCGAGATCAGGAGGTCGCCGTTGTGCTTGACCATGAACAGGGGCAGGGTGAGTTTTTCCGCTGTGTTGGTCATGGTCTCAGCACCTCCGCGTTCTGTCTTAATTTCTCAGCCGTGGCCTCAGCGGCCTCGAACTCGCGCTTTTTCTTCCGGAAGGCTGAGAGGGCTCCGGAGCGCTCTGCGGTCAGCTTCTTCAGCTGCTCCCGCTCCTCGTGCAGCCGTTCAGGGTAGCCCAGCTGTCGGGCCTTCTTCGGCTGCTCTTTGATGCAGGCCCGGAGGGCAGTGATCCGGCGCTTGGCCGTCTCGATCTGCGGCTCCAGGTCCGCCGCTTTTTGGTGGTGGTTTACTGCCTCGTTGGCGAGGCTCTTGCGGCCGTCCAGGATCTCCTGGGCGCGGCTCTCGCAGGCCCCGGCCAGCTGCATCCGGATGTCGTCCTGATGCTCAAAGTCCAGGGCGACCACCCGGAGGAGCTTCCGGATCCTGGCTGCACTTGTTGGGAAAAAGGCGTCCGGGTTGATGGTCATGTAGCCGGTCTCCCAGCGTATAGTGATAGGCTCCATCGTTGTCCTCCTTGCTTTGTAGATAGTCTATAGCGGGGGCACGAGGCCCCCGGGATTTATGATAATTTGATCAGGAAAGCCGGGCGGACGCCGAAGGAGTTCGAGGCGTTCCAGGAGCGGGCAGCGCCGCGGTCGTAGACATCGCAGAAATGCGCCGCGGACCCCTGGCGGATGTTCTGGAGCCAGCCCCACTCGTAGCTCTCGCCCTTGCGCTCGGCGATGCGGTTGGCGCGTTCCTTCATCAGAGGCCACTGCTCGCAGTTGTCAGGCTCCACGGCGCCGGAGTTGTACCAGGCGTCATGCCCGAACAGCTCGCCATAGAAAGGCAGGCGGAGCAGGTCGCCGTTCTCGAAGGGCACCAGCTCCAGAGGCGCGAACTCGTCGAGGATCTTGCCGGTGTTCAGCTCCTTGCGGAGATCGCTGCCGTCGTAGCCGCCGGCGTTGGTGTTTCTCTTGTTCATCTGCATGGGTTTGTCGAGGTACTGATCCAGGAAGAACAGGGCCAGGCCCTCGCCGACCAGCTTCTGGCAGGTGGCGGTATAGTGGCCGACCTCGATGCGGTCGCCGATCTGGATCTCGTTGGTCTCGATGGTCATGGTGCGGGTGATTTTCATAGGTGTGTCCTCCTTAGTCTTTCATGTAGAATGGTGTCTCGTAGCCGTCGCCCTTCAGAGGCAGACCAGGCGCCCAGGGGATGGGCTCAGCCATGCAGGCGTTGATCCTCTCCATGGCACCGGTGTCCTCGATGGGACAGTCCACGATGATCTCGTCATGGACGTGCATGACGATGTTGTAGCCCAGAGCTGCGACCCTCTGCATAGAGATGGCCAGGCAGTCTCTGGCGGTGGCCTGGACGATGTTCTCGACCAGCTTGCCGCCGTAGGTCTCGGTCTCGCCCCACTGTTTCGTCTCCTGGTTGACGCCCATGTAGACGATGTGCTCGCGGCCGTCGCGGGGGTCGAGCTTCAGCCGGGTGTTCCAGTAGCAGAGCTTCCGGCCGCCCGGCAGCTTGATGAACAGGTTGCCGTTGATGTAGCCGAAGGCCAGGCCGTTCTTCAGCCGGACGGTGCGGTGCTCCTCGATGGCTGTCCGCGCTGCCAGCTCGCAGGTCCTCCAGAGCTTCACGGAGTTGGAGTTGGCCTGCCGCCACTGGTCCACGACGCTCTGGAGCTCGTCCTCCGGTATGCTGCCGCCCTTGTCCATGCGCTTCATGGCGCCGACGCCGCCCTGGTAGCCGCAGGCCAGCACGGCGACCTTGCCCTTCTGGCGGAGGTGGCTGTTGGCTCCGTGCTTTTCCACGGGCACGTGGTACATCATGGAGGCGGTCTCGCAGTAGATGTCCTTGCCGTTGCGGAAGGCCTCCAGGACCCACTCCTCGCCGGCGAGCCATGCCAGGACTCGCGCCTCGATGGCGGAGAAGTCGGAGACGATGAAGCGGCAGCCCTTGGATGGGATGAAGGCCGTCCGGATCAGCTCGGAGAAGACGAAGGCCGTCTCGCCGAACAGGGTGCCCATGGTCTCGAAGTCTCCCTCGGCCGCCAGCTCGCGGGCCAGAGCCAGATCCGGCAGCGTGTTCTTGGCCAGGTTGTGCGTCTGCACCAGGCGGCCGGCCCAGCGCCCGGATCGGTTGGCGCCGTAGAACTGAAGGATGCCTCGCAGCCGGTGATCCTGGCAGTGTGCCACCAGCATCGTGCTGTACTTGGCCACGCTGGTCTTGCCCAGGGCGGTGCGGATCTCCAGCACTCTCCGGACGACGTCCGGGAGCTCCGGATCTCGCAGCGCTTCGGCGATGGTGTCCTTGGTGACGCTGGTCATCTCCACGCCCTGCTCTGCGAGCCAGCGCTTCAGCTGGGCCAGGCTGTTCGGGTTTTTCAGTCCGGTGAGCTCCTGGGCTTCCTCCTGGAGCTCTTGCCGGCGCCGGGTGTCATACTCGACGATCTTCTCGACCATGGGGATGTCGAGCGCCACGCCGTTGTCGTTCATGTGTTGGTCCAGAGCCCAGAGCTCCTGCTCTGACTCCGGTGTCTTGTAGATGGATAGCTTCCGTAGGATCTCCTGCTCGGTCACGACGTCCTGCCGGTTGTAGCCCTTGTAGAGCTGCCACTTGGCCGGGTCATGCTGCGGGAGGTTGCGCGTCCTCTGGCCGTTGGTCCGGGTCGGCTTGCACGGCTTCGAGAAGAACTGGATCAGGGCCTTGCCCTGGGGGTCCTTCAGCTTCTCGGGAGGAAGGCCCAGCGCCTCGCCGGCGCCTGCCAGATTGCCCGGCAGGCCCAGCGTCAGCGCCTTGACCATTGTGCAGCGCCACTCCTCCGGCGGCATGGGCTTCTGGAGCCACTTGGCCAGACAGGTGCGCTCGAAGTTCGCGTTGAAGGCGGTCTTGACGATCTGGGGATCGAGGAGGGCCTCGCAGAACTCGGCCATCATGTCAGGATCAGCATCGAAGCAGTCGATGGTCTTGACGTCGTCCTCGCCCCAGTCGTCGAAGATGTACGAGATGAGCAGGATGTCGAAGTCAGGCGCCTCCACGTAGGCGTAGACGCCCGCCTCGGTCAGATCCACGGAGCTATAGGTTTCTATATCCACGCCCATAACTCGGTGCATCTGTATGTCCTCCTTAGAAGTCCTCGTCGTCCTCGAAGTCGTCGCCGCCGAAGTCGGACTCGGCGGAAGCACGGGCAGCGCCCAGGCGGTCGTCGTCCTTCAGCTTCTGGATGTTATTCAGGCCGACGCCGATGCCCTTGTTGCCGTTGGTGTTGAAGGGGAAGAAGTTGATGGAGGCGCGGCCCCAGCAGCCGGAGTAGACCTCGTCGGGATCCAGGATCTCGTTCAGATCCTTGTCCACGATGCCGGGCTTCTGGGTGCTGTTGCAGTTGAGGAAGTACATACCCTCGTACTCAGGAGCCTCGTCGGCACGCTCGGCGTCGCCGTCGCGCAGGGGCAGCTTCAGGTTGGCAGGCTTCTTGCCGCCCCACTTGGAGCTGATGCCATCCTGGACAGCTGCGTCGATGGCTGCCTTGATCTTCTTGATGGTGGCCTTGTCCTCTTTAGGGATCAGCAGGCACACGCTGTACTTGGCGTCCTGGCCAGCCTGGAAGGCGCGGCTCTTGAAGATGTTCACATAGCTGAAGCGAACTTTTCCGGTGATAACTTTGGTAGTAGACATTTTATAATCCTCCTTAATTTAGAACGGCGCGACCTCGTCGTCGCCGGTGGTGAAGTCGGCCTTGGCCGCTTCGGTTGTGTTGATGGCTTCGCGTTTATCAGACTCCGGCACGAGGACCGGCTTGCCTGCGGGTTTGATCAGCAGGTCGCCCAGGGTGGCGGCCAGCTTCTTCTTGCCGACGAGCTTCTCCATCTCGGTGATGCCGTAGAGCTTGCGCTGGTAGAGCATCGCCTCGTCGAAGCCGGCGGCCTTCAGCTTGTCGGCCACCTGGATCTCGTCGGCGTACTTGCGGTTGCTGCGGCCTTCGACCAGCTTCCAGCCGTCGAAGTGCTCACCGGCCAGGGCCTGCTCCAGAGCGTACTCGCTGACCTCCTCGGCCCACTTCTTCAGGTGGTCGGCCTTGGCCAGCACTTCGCCGATCTCCTCGCTGGAGAGCAGCGGGGGCTTCTGGAACTCCATCCGGGCCAGCTCCAGGTTGAACTCTGCACGCTTGCGGCAGCGGGCCTTCGCCGGGCAGAAGCGGCACCAGTCGCCGGCCACGAAGTAGTCGGAGCCCTCCATGGCCATGATGGCGCGGGGCGCGACTTCCTCCTCGCCCCAGAGCAGCAGCTCCTTCAGGATGACGACCTCGCTGTCAACGTGATCGAGACGGGGCTGCACGACGGTGGTCTTCACGGTGTCGAAGTCATAGAGATCGCCGAACAGAGAGACGGCGCCCAGACCGTAGAGGCGGAACTGGGGGTTGTTCTTGGCCTCGACCTTGACGCCCTTGCCGTACTTCAGGTCGATGACTTGGATCATGCTGCCGCCGATGATCACGGCGTCGGAAGTGCCGAAGCCCTCCGGGATCCACTGGGAAAGATCGAGGCGCTGCTCGATCATCAGCTCGGCGCCTTCGCCGGCTGCGGCGAACTCCTCCAGGACGGTCTCGACATAGAAGTCGGTGGCCTCGTCCATCTCGCCGTTGTAGTAGTCGTCCTGCTGGATCTTGGCCAGGCGCTTCTTGTACTGGGCGTCGGTGATCTCATGCAGGACGTGGCGGAGCTTCAGCTCGGCCAGGTTGTGGGCGACTGTTCCCTCGTCGGCGTAGCTGCTGGAGCCGGGATCCGGACACTGATCAGACAGGGCGACGGATCCGGGGCAGTTGATCCAGCGGTGCGCGGCCGACGCGGAGCAGCGGGCGTGCTTAGTCGGCATTGGTTTCCTCCTTTGCTGCTTCCATGAGCTTCGGCAGGTCAGCGAGTGCGACCTCGGTGAGCTTGCCCTTGCCGGTCAGCTCGTTGATGAGTTCCGCCGCGCGGTTGTAGCCGCACTTCTTGTTGAGGGCTGCGAGCTGCTTGCGGACGGTGATGCGGAAGTCCTCGGTCACTTCTGCGGCCTCAGCGGGTGCAGCGTCGTCAGCAGGCTCAGGAGCGGGCTCAGCTTCCGCAGGGGCGGCCTTTTCGGTCTTCTTGGTGTTCTTCTTAGGGGCAGGGGTCTCAGGTGCTTCCTGGGGCTCCTGGACGGCCTCAGCGGGTGCAGGCGCCGGAGCGTCTGCGGCTTCCTTGGGTGCCTGGGCGAGCAGGCTCGGGGACTCGATGCCCATGTACTGCTTGAACTCGTCCAGATTTGCAAATTCGACGGTGATCTTCATGCTTTTATTTCCTCCTTGTTTGTGTTATAATGGGGTTGTGTTCTCTTGGGCTCCGGAGCTTCGGCTCCGGGGCTTATTCTTTTTGTGCAGACATAGGCACCACCTCCTTCACGGTCTCAGGCTCCTCGGCCTCTGGGGTTTCGATGCTTCTCAGGATCGCCCGGTAGGCCGAGCGGGCCAGCATTGTCAGGTCGATGTCTTCCATGGTCTCACCCTCCTCACTGTGGCGTCCAGCAGCGTCCGGCGCAGATGAAGTAGTCATCGGCGGGGATGTAGCTCTCCAGGACGAGTGCGGTCGGGCTGCCATCGTGGCTGCAGCAGGCGTCACAAATGTGGTCGCCTTCTCCTATCGGTTGCATATTGGCGCAGGTCTCGCAGCACTTGAAGGGCTCCGGCTTGCGCTGTCTGTTCTTTCTTCCCATGTGTGTCCTCCTTTGAAAAAAGTAAGCTTAAAGTTTACTTAGAATGTAAAAAAAATAGCTTCCACGGTGCTGTTGAAATAACGGGCCAGCGCCACCTTGATGTCATCGGCCGGCACTCGCTCGCCGCGCTCGTAGAAAGAGATCGCCATGGCAGTCACGCCGATGGCGTCGCCGACTTCCTTCTGGGTGCGAGATCCGCGCAGAGCGCGAAGTCTTTCCCCGATGGTCTGGGCGTCAATAGTCTTTACTGTGGCCATGTTTTGCCTCCTTCCTTGGTTTAGTCTCTGGGGTCGTGGATCTGGATCCGGAGCTTTTCGCCCAGCCAGTCCAGGCCCTCGCGGGTCATCCAGAAATAGATGCCCTTCTCGCGGGGCTTGCCGCTCACGACGTAGCCCTTCTTCTCCATCTTCCGCAGCGTCTCATAATCGGGGCCGGACAGCGCCGAGTAGAAGTAGTCGCGGTATGGCTTGTAGTATCGCCGGCCGTGCCGGATGTAGGGGCGCTTGTAGTTCAGGCCGATCATGTGGGCCGCGATCTGCACGTCCTTCGGGTACTGGTGCAGCGGGATGTCCTTCCTCATGGTGGCCTCCTTAGTGCTGCACCTTCTGGCTCTTGGTCTGGAGCTTCAGCCAGAGCTTCATGGTGTCACGGGTGAGGTAAAACGAGCCGCACACGGCGATGAAGTGGTCGAGGTAGGTGTGGACCACCTCGCCCTCGATGACGTACTTGGCGCCGATCCAGCAGAGCTCGAAGGCGATCAGAGTGCCCAGCAGGCAGGCGATATAGTTGGAATAAAATTTGAAGCGGGTCATGGTTGTGTGTCCTCCTTTTCTTTGGTGGCAGCGAGCACGTCGCACCACTCGATAAATGCTCGTAAAATGGGGTTGGTGTTGCCCTGGTCAGCCCAGCCGGCGAAGCCGATCCAGCCGTCAGCGTTGAAGCTGATGCACTCCCGGCGCTCGAAGTAGTGGCTGTTGACGTAGAGGAAGCAGCTGATCAGGGTGCCGTTGGTCTTCCGTTTGAGGTCGATCCGGCGGCTCAGGTACATGGAGCCCATCGAGGTCTCGCAGTCTGCGTTGGCCTTCTTGATGTGCTTGTTCAGCAGCATGACCAGGGTGAGGATGTCGCCCTCGGTCACGTCGGCATAGGTGAGGCCCTTGCCGGCGAAGTAGGCCCGGGCCTCGTTATTGGTGCAGACGGGGAGGATCCCCGTCTTTCTCATATATGCAGCCATCAGTCCGCCACCTCCTTGCAGCTGGGTGACTTGCCCGTAGTGAGCCAGGCCAGCCAGCAGGCGCGGCAGCTCTGCTCGTCGCAGTGCACCTCGCTGAAGCCGTTGGGAAACGGAGGACAGGCGCCGGAGATCAGATCGGCGAGCTCGCCGGCGGTGGCGTCGGGGCGCTTTAGGATCTCGATGCCGGGGACCGGGGCCCCCAGCTGCTTCTCTCCGGAGGTGATGGCCTCGGCGGCCACCTGCTCCATGGCGTCGATGAACGCCTTGCGCGGGATCGAGTTGCGGTACTTGTCCAGCACTCTGCTGGTGATCCGGGTGATGGTAGCGATCTTGCTCATGGTGCCCTCCTTTACTTGCCAGCGACCAGCAGGTCGTAGAGTTTAGCCTTCAGTTGGATGACCTCGGCCTCGGCAGCCTCAGCGCGTCGCTGCGCCTCTCCGGCGCGGATGGTCAGCTCGCTGCACTCGTTCTTCATCAGCAGTTCCTGGATGCGTGCGTGCAGGCTGGCGATCTCGGCGTCCTTCTCCTCAGCGACCGCATGGGCGGCAGCGTGGGCGGCCTCGTAGTCCTTCTCGGCCTCGGCCAGCTTGTCTACCAGTCGGTTATAGCCCAGCTCGGCCTCGATGCGCTTCTCCTCAGCTTCCTCGGCACGCTTCTCAGCGCGGCGGGCGCGGTCGGCCATGGAGCAGGCCCAGTCGTTGTCGATGTTCTCAGCGGCCAGGTCGAAGCAGCCCTCGAAGGCGGCGGCCAGGTAGGAGTCCGGGCCCAGCTGCTCGACCATCTTCCGGATCTTCTCCAGGGTGTCGCGCTCCTGCTGCTTGGTGGCCGGGGCATTGGTGCTGGCCAGCTCGATGCTGATGATGGTGGCCGTGCTGTGGCGGTAGCACTCGCCGAAGTCCTTGCGGGCCTGGCGCTCGTTGGCAGCGGTGAAGTGGTCGGTGCCCTGGGTCCCGTTCTCGCGGGTAAAAATAATCTTGTAGGTGTTCATTGTGTGCCCTCCTGTCGGTGTTGTTTACCGGTGTTTTCTTTGAAGTAAACTATTAGTTTACATTGACTATAATAAACTCTTAGTTTATAATTGTCAAGAGGAAAATAAACAATTTTTTCAGGGGGGACAGAATTATGGAATTTTCTCAGATTGTAAAATCTTTAAGATTAGAGCGTGGCTGGTCTCAGCAGGATGTGGCTGACCGCGTTGGATTGAATAAAATGACCATTTCCCAGTATGAGAACGGAAAGCGCAAGCCGAGCTTCGAGATGATCGAGGCCCTGGCCGAGATCTTCCACGTCGACATGAACTACCTGCTGGGATTTACTGATAAAATCGAGAAGCCGGCAGGCGATGAAACGGATCCTGCTGCCAATAAGTTCCTGGCCGTAACTCTGGCCGAGATCGACCTGATCGAAGCATACCGGCACGCCGGAGCTGAGACCCAGGCGGCGATCAGAGCGATCCTGCACATTTAACGGGAGGACCCCGGGAAGGGAGGACGGTGCCATGCGCGGCGTCATTTATGCGAGATATTCACCGGGCCCACGTCAGACGGAGCAGTCCATCGAGGGCCAGGTTGCCGACTGCCAGCAGTATGCTGAGGAGCACGGCATTGACATCATAGAGATATATGCAGACCGGAAGGTCTCAGGCAAGAGCGTCGTCGGCCGCGACGAGTTCCAGCGGATGCTGCGCGACGCGGAGAAGGGGCGCTTCGACTGCGTCCTGGTGTGGAAGATCGACCGCTTCGGCCGAGATCGCCAGGACATCGCCCTGGGAAAAATGACATTGAAGCGGGCCGGCGTCAAGCTGATGTATGCCCGGGAGAGCGTCCCGGAGGGCCCGGAGGGGATCATTCTGGAGAGCGTGCTGGAGGGCCTGGCCGAGTATTACTCCGCCGACCTGCGGCAGAAGGTCATCAGAGGCATGAGAGAAACGGCGAAGAAGGGCCAGTATTGCGGACAGTCTCTGCCGATAGGCTATAAAGTAGACGCCGAGCGTCACATCGTCGTGGATGAGCGCGAGGCGGCAGTCGTCCGGGAGGCGTTCAAGCTCCACATCGCCGGCGGCCAGATCCGGGACATCGTCCAGCTGTTCGCCGACCGTGGGATCATGGGCCGGCGCGGGAAGCCGGTCTCCAACGCGGTCGTCTATCGTATGCTGCGGAATGAGAAGTACCTGGGCGAGTTCTACATCCAGGACGTGAAGCTGAACGTGGAGCCGATCATCGACCAGGCGACCTTCCTGGAAGCTGCCCGGCACTTTAAGACGAGCCGCAACAATGCGGCAGGGAGGGCGAAGGTGAACTATTTGCTGAGCTGTAAAATGTTCTGCGGGTACTGCGGCTCGATGATCAATGCAGAGACCGGCACCGGGAAGCTGGGGAAAGTGTACCGGTATTACAAGTGCGGAGACAAAAAGCGCGGGAAGGCCTGCGAGCTGAAGCCGTTCCCGAAGGACCAGCTGGAGGACGCGATCATCCTGGCCACGGTGAACGATATGCTGACCGATGACATGATCGAGAAGCTGACCGTCCGGATCCTGGAGGTCCAGGAACAGGAAAACGCCGACGATCCCGTGGTGGGATTGCGTCGGCGTCTTGACTCAAATAAAAAGCGCCAGCGGAACTTGCTGGACGCGATAGAAGAAGGCGGGGCCCGTGGCCTGGTCTCTCGTTTGGCTGCCCTGGAGGAAGAGGAGGAGCAGTTGGTGCTGGAGATCCAGCGGGCAGAAATAAAAAGGCCCCGACTCACCCGTGAGGTGGTCGAGGCCTGGCTGCGCTCCTTCCGCGTCGGAGACGTCACGGATGACGACTTCCGCGCTCGGTTGGTTGACACGTTCATCGCCCGAGTCGAGCTCCGCAACGATGAGGCGCTGATATTTTACAATATCCGAGAAAAGGGCCCGCACTCACGTGTTCGAGTACGGCCCGAATGGTGGAGCCCGCGCGACGGTACTCGAACCCCGAAGATCATCGTGCTGCGGGACTATGTCGTCCTCAGAATTGCCGTATAAAGCAAAAGAGCCCCGGCGGGTGCCGGGGCTCTCTTAGTCTATCATGTATTTGCTGGCTGTTGTGACAGCGCAGCAGGCTCCCAGGAATATGAGAGCCGCCACGCTGATCAGGGTGATCATGCCACGCCCAGGATCTTCTTGGTCCTGTTCAGAACGTCAGCAGGATCCAGGCCGGAGCCCTTCACCTTGCCGGCGATCTCCTGCGCCAGCACGTCGGCAGGATCCGGCTCGGGCGGCTTCGCTGCGACGCCCTGGATGGTGCAGTAGTCAGGGTTCTCGAGGTAGATCCAGCCGGCGCCGCTTTTCAGCTTGCCCCAGCCGTCCTGCACCTCGGTGATGGTGAAGACGCCCTTGCCGGTCTGGCCTCTGACCGCGTAGCTCATGCCGGGGCCTTTGCGGTAGTTTAGATCCGGAATGATGACGCGGACAGTGAAGGGCGTCGCAGGGAAGCCCTGGACGGGCTCCGGAGCCGCTTCCGGTGCCTGGGTAGTGCCGGAGCCCAGGATCTCATTGACGGCCGCAGCGATGGCGCCGTGGCGGTCGTAGAGGTACTGGCCCGGGCAGGCCTTGTTGGCGTAGTCGCGGTGCACGGTCATGTTGCAGCCGTTGGCGTGGTTGACGCGGTCGGTCTTGTTGGTGGACCAGACCAGCTTCTTGATGCCGTTGCGCTTGCAGATGTCGGCCACCAGCTCGATCAGGGCGTTGTACGCTGCATCGGTGACAGCGTAGGGGTGCTCGGTGTCGCTGGCGACTTCGATGGTGATGGCGCGGTTGTCGTTCTCGCGGCTGGAAGTGCACCAGGAGCGATCTGCCTCATCGACGGACAGACCGATGGAGCCATCCTTGCCGACGACATAGTTGGCGGAGCACTCGCGGTCGGTAGTGGCGAAGTAGTCGCAGCCCTGCTTCGCCGTCCACTGGCCCACGATGCAGTGGATCGTGATGGTGTCGATGGCGTGGTTGCGGGGGCTGGTCTTGTTCTTGGTGATGTTGGTGTACGTTACCAGAGGGCTGTTGCTCATGGTGATCTCCTCCTTCTCTGGGGTTGCTGTAGTGTTTGCGTAGGCGTCATAGTATGCCTGGCCGAAGCCGGCCCGCTTTACCTTGACGGCGTTGCTCATGTCGGCCGGGCGCTCGTACTTGGTCAGCACGATGTCGGACGCCTCCTTCACGGTCCGGGCTGTCCGGAGCACCTGGAAGACGGCCACGTAGCCCTTCAGCTCCTGGAACATGAAGTCGAGCTGCATCATCAGGTCGCCGATGGACGCGCCGGTCTTCCGGGCGTAGTTGAGCATGGCCTCCTTGCGGCTCCAGTATGTCCACTGCGCGAGGCCGTAGCCGGCGCTGTCGCGGACGAAGTTGGAGTAGCTCCCGGAGTCCACGGCGGCCGTGTACTCGGCGTCCGTGAGGCCCAGGCGCTTCTCGTAGGTGTTCTGGAGGTTTATCGGATTGAGCCCGCTCTCGGCGTAGAGGTTGCCCATCAGCCCGGCCACACCGGCCGGGCTGAAACCTTTACAGCGGAAATAGTTCCAGATGGTCCTCTCAGTGGAGGACCCTGTCGCCTTCATGGCTTACTCCTTGCCGGGGCTGGTGTTAGCGTCGCCCTCTGCCTTCTGCTTCAGGATGTCGATGGCTTTCACCACGATGGCAGGGATAGGCACGCCCATCAGGCCGGCGTTCTCGATAATGCTGAGCGTCTCGTTGGCGATGAAGGCGATGATCGTCGCGTCTCTGATGAATGTGGAGCCCGTGACCAGATCGAGGCGGCAGGCTACCAGCACCACCAGGAGAGTCGTGCCTTTACGGCAGAGGCCCTTCCAGCCGGCGCGACTCTCCAGGGCGCCGTCTGCGGACTTCTGGGACTTGTGGAACACGCCGGCGACGATGAGGCCGGTGACGTAGTCCACGCCCATGAAGATCAGGAGCGTGGTCAGAGCTGCGTCCCAGCCTCCGAAAAGGTTGGCGATGAAGCCGCCCACGACTCCCACTGCTGTGCAAATTCCAGTTTTCATGCTTGTGTACCTTCCTTGTTTTTATTTACTCGGCGTAGGCCTTCCAGCCTGCCGGGTATGCTTCGGGACTCCACACATTGCCGTCAATGGTGGAAATGTAGAGGGCGTCGTTGTAGCTGACGATGTCGCCCGTGTTGTAGGCGTCAGTCGCGCCCAGAGGCTGTACCCATACCGGGTAGCCGGTCTCGGTCACGCCGATGGCCTTGTAGAGACTGACAGCAGTGTCAGGCGTCCACTCGGCGGCGCTGGTGTGATCCTGTAATACCTGGTAGAGCTGAGGATCGCCCACGGCGTTGACGCCGTAGGAGAAGACGTCCTTCGTCTTGTAGGCCTTGCCCACGGCGTAGGCGGGATAGACGGAGGGGATCTCCAGCATCAGGTCGAGCTGGGTCTCAGCGTCCAGGCTGGCCACAAAATACTGCAATGCGGTACGCATTTCGAGTGCGGTCTGTGTCATGTTCATAGTGTTATACCTCCCCTGTGAGCAGTGCCTTCATGGCCTGCTCCATTTCTGCCATTCTGGCGTCGGTTGCTTCCTTCTGCTTCTCCTCGGCCGTCTTATCGGCCAGGATAAACCAGTAGGCCTTGGCGCTGACCTTGGTGATCTGCACCAGCTTCATGTCCTCGTGGATCTCGGTGCCGTCAGGCCCCTCGATGGTCACGCTGGAGAGTTTGCCGGCGAAGGTGTCCTCGGTGACAGCGGTGGAGCTGATGAAGTTGTTCCCGTTGAGGTCGAGGCCGTCGAGGGATGTGCCATCAGCCAGTGTAATCTTCCATGTCCTTTTTTCCATTTTGGTCTCCTTCCGAACAGCTCATAGTAGAGGCTGCTCATGTTGTAGATTTGGTCGTGTGACATAATTTTGTAGTGACTGCCCAGCCAGGACTTGAACGAGTTCTCGACGGTTGGGTAGTCGATCCGGCCGGCGTCCAGCAGGCGCTTGTACGCCTTCAGCTTCCGGCGTTCCCGGGTGATGTTCTTCGGGTGGATCTTCCGGATCAGGCGGCCGGACTCCGTCAGTGAGTAGCACACCTGCAGGTGTCTGAACTGGGAGGAGAGCTTCACGATCCGGGTCTTCTTTTCGTTGATGATCAGCCCATACTCTGCCGCCTCCTTCCTGAAACCTTCCAGCACGCTCACCAGGAACTCCTTGGAGTCTGAGACCGCATAGAAGTCGTCGGTGTAGCGGGCGTAGTGTTTGATGCCTCTGACGATCTTGGCATAGTTGTCCACCCGGTACGGGTAGATGATGCCGATGTTCTGGGAAGGCTGCGAGCCTATGTCCACGCCCTTCCTGAGCATCTTCTCACCGGTCAGCAGCTCCGGATCCACGCCGCAGTTGAGCATCGGGTTGACCTTGCCGGCCATCATGGCCGCGATCTCCTCGTCGGAGAAGCGGGAGACGTCCTGCTCGAAGGTCTTGAAGATCAGGCGCGTCAGCATCTCAGAGATCAGCAGCGTCTCCGGATCTTCGACCTCGCGCTCCAGAAAGTAGTCGAGGACCTCGATGCACTTGTCGTGCGGGATGTTGGCATAATAGCCAGAATAGTCCACCAGCAGGATGTAGCCCTCGTTGGATCCGTGCTCCATGTAATACTGGTGCAGGTGAGCCTCGAAGCGCCGGCGGTGGAAGGCCACGCCCTTGTCCTTCTGCGAGGCGCCGTTGTCGTAGATCAGGTACTTGCTGATCGCCGGCGTCAGGACCTCGTCACAAAAGAGGTGGTTGACGGTCTTGTCCACCATGGTGTTGCTGGTGATAAAGCGCTGATGCCCGCGCTCGTTGATCGGGAACTTGTTCCCGGGGTCTGGGCGGTAGTCTCCGCTCATAAAGTCGCGCCGGATGTGGGCCGTGGTGAGGAGCTGCGTCATCTCGAAC